CCGCCCCACGCTCACCCCGAAAGTCCGCCCCTCAACCTTCCCGCCAAACGCCAGCCTCTGCAGATACAGAAACCGCGCCGCGCGCTGCAAATCCGTCAGCCGCTCGCCCGGCATCGCCCGCAACCGCTCGAACTCGGCGCGGCTCGCCACGCGAAAGCGCAGCATGTCCATCAGATAGGGATAATGCTCCTGCAGCACCCGGAAGAAGGTCGCCACATCCCCCGATATGTCATTGATATATTCCGCGCGCGGCCGGCGCCGGCGCTTCAGGAAGATGCCGCCCATCCCCACAAAGGGTTCGGCATAGCTGTCATGCGGCGTGCCATCGATCATCGGCACCAGGCGCCCCGCCAGGTTGCGCTTGCCCCCGATATAGCCGGCCGCGGGCGCGACGGGCTGAACGTCTTTCATACTGTACATGTTGGATTTCTCGCTCTCTTGAAACGCCCGCCCGGCGCGCCGGGTGCGGGACGGCCGGTGGCCGATCGTGTCGTGGCGAGGTCCGTCCTCGTCGGTTTGGCCGGGCTGCACCCCGGCCTCCCCCGCCCGGTCACCGGACCAGGCGGAAAGCCCTATGCGGCGGCCGCGCTCCGCGCCCGCTCGCGGAATCGGATTGCCTCGAATCCCAGATCGTCATTCACCGCCAGCCAGTTCGCCTGCAACGGCGCGATCTCCAGCTCGAAGAACATGTCGGTCGCCTGGAGCGGATTGCCGAACCCGCTCGATCCCTGCCCCGGCACGATGCCGAGCAGCTGCGGCGGCACGCGATGCGCCGCCAGCACATCGTCGCGCGTCGCATTCTTGATGCCCAGGAATTCGTCCTTCGCGCCCACCTCGGCGATCGGCATGATCTTCAGGCTGCCATCCTTGCCGCCCGGCGCATGCACGAACAGATTCTTGAAATTGCCCGGCCCCTTCGATGCCTTCAGCGCCTCGCGCAGGGCGGCGGTATCGTTCTCGTCAATGTCGCCGGTGGCATAGAGGATATAGCCGGCATGGCTGCCGTTCATGTAATAGCGGCGCCGGAACAGCGTCGCCGCCTCGTTGAGCAGCGCCGATTGCAGCGCGCTCAGATATTCCGGCACGCCGTAAATCTCCTGGTTGATGTCCGCCTGCGCGATCTGCACCACGCTCCCGCGCCGAAACTCGGTCTCCTGATTATAGCCGGGCAGATAGAAGAACTGCCCCTCCTGCAGCCCGCGCCTGGTATATTTGGCGAGCGCATGGTCCAGCCGCATCGTATCGCCCAGCACGTTGCGCCGCGCCTCCAGATAGCCGTTCCCGAACACCAGATAATCCTGCACGGCCGCGCCGAACGCCTTGCGCGTCAGGAACGGTGTCGGATCGAACGAGGAAACCAACAGGTTGCGCTTCAGCATGATCGCGGAGCTGTGGTGCGGCGATACGCGATAGGCCCGCGCCAGCCCGTCGAGTGAGATCGGCGGCTCATACCAGCGCCCGTTATGCACGCACTCGATCAGGTCCATGATCTCGCGCCGGCTGAGCACAGGCTCCGGATCGCCGAAGCTGAAGGCGGTGGCCTGGCGCGGCCCGGCGGCATCGCGCGCCGCGGCGCCGAACGGGGGCAGCTGGTCCATCAGAAAATCTCCATGGTGGTCTTGGGTGGCGCGCGGCCGTCGAGCGGTTCGTTGATGAAGATGTGCATCGCCGCCCAGGCCAGGTCGGCATGGCCCACCTCGTCCGTCCGGCTCGCCTTGAAGGTCACGGCCCGGCCGCTGGTGGTCAGCGTCTTCTTGATCGACAGGAAGGAGGACTGGAGGTCGATCCAGCCCGCATCATATTCGATGCGCTGGCGGGCGAAGGTATGCTGCGCCTTCATCACCATGGCGACCTTCGCCTCGAGCGAATATTCGATCTTCACCACGCCGCGCATCCGGTCGCGCAGCAGCTGATAGACGGCCGCGCCCACCCCGTTCGCGTCGATGCCCAGATAGGTGCAGTTATAGCGGGCGAGCACGCCCAGGATCAGCGTCGCCTGCGCCTCGAAATCGAGCCCGCGCAGCTGGTGACGCTCCAGCAGGCGGAATTTCCCGCCCGGCCCGTTCGGCGGCAGCGCGATCACCAGCGCTGCGTTGTCGCCATCCTCGCTCTCCTGCGGATCATAGCCGGCCCAGACCGCCCGGTCGCCGACCGGCCGCTTCGCCAGCGGGTTGAAATCGACCCATTCGATCATGCTGTCGACGGTGCAGCGCTGCAGCTCGTTGAACTTGAACGCCGACAGGCTGTCGTCGACGAACTGGCACATCAGCAGATTGGCGAATTCGTCCGGCGCATATTCGATCCGCAGCTCGTCCACGTTGAACAGGTCGCAACCGCGCTCGGCCGCATCCTCGATCGTGACGATCTGGCGCCAGACATTATCCTCGCACAGCCGCCCGCCCTTCAGCGCGGCGTGGCTTACGTCGATCTCGATCCGGTCGGCCTTCTTGACGCGCCGGTTGCGCCGCTCGCCCGTCCAATAGGGATGCGCCTGGTGCGCCACGCTGGAGGGCGTCGAGAAATAGGTCCGGCGCCAGCGCTTGTGCATCGCCATGGCGCTGGCGACCTTGTTCAGCTCCTCGAACCCATAGGTCCAGAAGAACTCGTCGAAATAGAAATTGCCGTGATAGCCCTGCGCCGTGCGCGCGTTCGTGCCCAGGAAGATCAGCTCGGCCGCTGGCTCCCCCTCGGGGATCAGGTCGGATGTCAGGACGATCGGGTCGCCCTGCAGCTTCACGCCCACCCGCGCCGCGAACTGGACGATATAGTTGCGGAAGATATGCGCCTGCGCCTTGGAGGCGGAGAGGAAGATCTGGTTGCCGCCCCCGGTCAGCGCGTCGAGCAGCGCCTCGCGGGCGAAATACCATGTCGCGCCGATCTGGCGCGACTTCAGGATCATGCGGGTGCGCTGATCTTTCGCCGCCCACCAGTCTTCCTGATAGCCGAACAGCTCGGCTTCGAAGATCTCCTGCAGCTTCCCAACCTGCTCGGCCGTGAAATGGTTCTTCGCCGGCTTCTTGCGGCTCCCGTCCTTCGCCGCTGCGTTCCGATTGGCGACCTTGTCGTTCAGGTCGCTTTCATTGCCGCCCTTCGCCTCAAAGCGCCGGATGCGGGCGCCCTGGACGACCTGGCGCATCAGGAGGTCGATTTCCTTGAAGTCGCCGCCCGTCTTGTTGTCCTTGGCGATCAGCGTGTTGAGCCGGCATTCCAGCGCGTCCTCGATCTTGGACAGCGATGGCGCCTCATCCCATTTGTCGCGGTCCTTCCACGCCTGCACGGTCGGCCGCGCCAGCCCCAGCTCGCCGGCGATCTGGGTGATGCCCCAGCCGCGCCAGTAGAGGCTGCGCGCCTGGCGCCGCGCATCGACCGGGATCGGCATGGTCGCGGCCGGCAGCGCCATGCCGCTATCGGGGGGAAGCTTCTCCATCGCCGGCGAACCTAGCCACCAGCCCCGCCCTCCCCGCAGCCGCTGCTCTTGTGAAACATCCTTTCACAAGCCCGCCCGCTTGAGATCGCGGGCCGCTTCGGCGCCTTTTGCTGCCTTCAGCGACCCTGCACCGATACCGAGGATTCAAGCCGCCATGGGCACCAAGAGCAAGTTCTTCCGCGCCTTCGTCGAAGGCCAGACGATCAGTGACGGTCGCAGGATCGAGGCCGCCTGGATCGATCAGATCGTGGAGACCTTCAACACCGATACCTATGCGCCGCGCATCAATATCGAACATATCTCGGGCTACAGCCCGGAGCCTCCCTTCAACGGCTATGGCACCGTCATCGCCGTGCGGGCGCAGACGGACGAGATCGTCATTGACGGCAAGGCCGAAAAGCGCCGCGCGCTCTATTGCCAGGTGGACGCCAATGATCAGCTCGTCGCGCTGGCCAGTGCGACGCAAAAGCCCTTCCCCTCGGTCGAGCTGACGCCCAATTATGCCGGCGTCGACAAGGTCGGCCTGATCGGCCTCGCCTTCACGGACAAGCCGGCCTCGATCGGTACCCAGGCCCTTTCCTTCTCCCGCAGCGCGCCCGGGACCGTCTTCACCTCGGCCAGTGACAGCGTCACACTGGAATTCGAGCCGAAGCCGGCCGACGCGGCCGGCATTGCCGAGGCGATCAAGGGCGGCTTCGCCAGCCTTGCCGCCATGTTTGGGCGCGGCGATCCGGAAAAGCCGAAGGAAGAGCCAAAAAAGCCGGCCAATGATAATTTCGATCCGGGCGCCTTCGCCACGGCGCTGGGCGATACCATGGCCTCCGCCATCGCCGCGGCGATGCAGCCCGTGATCGACACCCAGTCTCGCTTCCAGGCCGATTTCACGGCGCTGAAGGGCAAGCTCGAACAGACTGAACAGCCCGGCTTCAGCCGCCACCTCGCCACCGGCGGCGAGGCCGGCGCCCTCGCGACTGACTGCTGAGCCCAGCCCCGCGCGCCCCTCTTCCCGTCCCCCGGAGTTCCATCATGCAGAATGCAACGCGCCTCTTGTTCAACGCCTATCTCGGCCAGGTCGCCCGGCTCAACGGCCTCGATGCGACCTTCACCGCCAATGCGGGCGAGATCAAAAGCTTCAACGTCTCGCCGGTCATCGAGCAGCGCCTCCAGGCGAAGCTCCGGCTGTCCAGCGATTTCATGAGCCGCATCAACGTCGTGCCGGTGGTGCCGCAACAGGGCGCGCGCGTCGGCGTCGGCATCACCCGTTCGCTCGCCAGCCGCACCAATCGCGCGGCCGGGCATCGCCGCACCCCGACTGATCCGACCGGCAGCGACAATATCGATCAGTATTTCTGCAAGAAGACTGATTATGATTATGCCTGGTCCTATGCCCTGCTCGATGCCTGGGCGCACCGCCCCGAATTCCAGCAACTCTGCCGGGATGCGGTGATCGCGCAAAAGGCGAGCGACATCATCACCATCGGTTTCAACGGCGTCGATGCCGCGGTCGAAACGGATCGCGAGGCCTTCCCGCTGCTTCAGGACGTCAACTGGGGCTGGCTTTACAAGATGCGCACCTATGCGCCCGCCCGCGTCATGAAGCATGGCGCGCTCGACGCGCTCAAGGTCTATGTCTCGGATACCGGCACGGCCGATTACGTCAATCTGGACGCGCTGGTGATGGACATGATCCATAACCTGCTCGCCGAGCAGTTCCGCACCGCGACAGATCTCGTCGTCATCGTCGGCAGCGATCTGGTCCATGAGAAATATTTCAAGATCGTCAGCCAGGCCGGCGATGTCGCGACGGAACAGGTCGCGCGGGACGTCATCCTGTCCAGCCGCCAGCTCGGCGGCAAGCCGACCATGCAGGTGCCCTTCTTCCCGGCCAATGCCATCATGGTCACCAGCCTGAAGAACCTTTCCTATTACTGGCAGATCGGCTCCGCGCGCCGCCAGGTGAAGGAGGAATCCGCGCTCGACCAGATCGAGAATTATGAAAGCATCAATGACGCTTTCATGGTCGAGGAATATGGCAAGGCCGCCCTGGTCGAGAACATCCAGCTCGGGCCGAAGATCTGATCGTCTTCCCCCGAATCGCCCGCCCTTTTCTCGCCAAGGAACGATCATGAGCCCAGCTCGCCACCATCGGGACCGCCACGCCGCCCTTGGGCCTGGCGCTATCCCGGCCCAGCCGATCGCGTCCCGGGAAGAGGGCGGGCGAACCCCGCCTGCCGATCATCTCGACAGCGCCAGCCTCACGCCCGCGCGCCAGCACCGCCTGCACCGTGCGGCGGCGAGCATGGCCGCGCAGGATGCCGGCGCCCCGGCCCCGGCCCCGGCCCCTGACAGCGCGGGCGCGCAGACCATGCTGCGCCTGGTCCACGATCTTCGGCGCCTGAAGGAAATCCAGTCGATCGAGCGCAAGATCGAGGCAAAGCGGGCCATGATCCCGGAATATCGCCCATGGATCGAGGGCCTGCTCGCCGCCGCCCGCGAGACCGGCAAGGCCGCGCGGGACGAAATATTGCCGACGATCATGATCTGGCTGATCGATACCGGCCAATATGGCGAGGCGCTCCCGCTGATCAGCCACGTGCTTGATTATGATATCCCATTGCCCGCCCGCTACGCGCGCACCGCGCCGGCGCTGATCGTCGAGGAGATCGCCGGCGCTGCGCTGAAGGACCAGCTCGCCGGGCATTCCTTCCCGCTGGAAATCCTCGTCGCGGTCGACGCCCTCACCGTCGAGCATGACATGCATGACGAGATCCGGGCCAAGATGCAGAAGGCGATTGGGTTCGAATATGCGCGCCTCGCTGAAGCAATGGACCCGGCCGCCCCGGGGTTCGCCGCGGCGATCGAAACCGCCCTGCAGCCTCTGCGTCGCGCGCAGCAGCTCAATGACCGCGCCGGCGCCAAGGATCGCATCAAACGGCTCGAAAAGCTGCTCGCGCCGGCGCGCGGCGCTTCGGCCGCCACTGAACCCGCCGGCACTGCCGGCTGACCAGCTCGCCCCCCGGCGCTCGGGGGCGGATCGCACGCGACGGGAGGGCCGCAAGGCTGAGGGCCGTCGCCCGTCCGGTCCCCACCCCCGAAAAGCCGCGGGGCGGGCTCGATGAAGGAATCCGCATGCTCGCCGCGATCGGCCAGTCCCTGCCCCTGCTCCTCCAGATCGCGCCGCTCGCCCTCGGTGTGCGGCTACTCTTGGCGGGCGGCGTCCGGCTCGCGCTCGGTCGCCATGCGTGGCGCCACCCAGCGGCCGGTCTCGCCGCGCTCGGCCTGGCGCTCTTTGTCGCCGGCGCTGACCAGCTCGCGCGGGGGCTCCTGTGAGCGGCTTCAGCTGCAACCCCTCGATCATTCCCGCGGTCCCGGCCGGCGTCGAGCCGGTGATCGCCAATGACGGCTGGTTTCCCGATGTCGATCCGGTCGCCTTTCGTCGCCAGATGCGCATTCGCGATGGCGTCACCCCGGATCGCCTGCGCGAGGCGATCCTCGGCGCGATGATCACGGTGGGGGATAATCTCGCCGCCTGGCGTGCCCCGCTCGAGGCTGGCGGCGCCGCCACGCTCGCCGCGGTGCCCGCGCCCGGCCTTGGCGGCGAAAGCCGCCTGCTCGTCCTCTATCGCCGCGCGCTCGGCGCCTTCGCCAAGGCTGATCTGGTCGAGCGCTACCGCGATATGGATCTCACCGGCGCCGGCCAGCGCCAGGTCGGCGATCTCGACGCGTCGATTGAGGAGCTGCGGCGTGACGGCATCTTTGCCATCCGCGACATGATCGGCCGGCCCCGCCTCCTGGCGGAACTGATCTGATGGCTGACATCCTCCGCGCGCGCCAGGGCGACACGCTCGATGCGCTGCTGTGGCGCGAGCGCGGCCTGCGCGCGTCCGATCTCGCCGGGGTGCTTGAGGCTAATCCCGGCCTCGCCGGTCTCGGCACCGTGCTGCCGCCCGGCACGGCCGTGGCGGTCCCGGCGACCGCCAGCCCGACGCCCCGCCTTCTTCCCCTTGTGCAGCTGTGGGACTGATCATGGATAAATATCTTCACCAGCTGTTCGAAACCTTCCTCGCCTTTCTTGGCGGGCTCACCCCGGCCGCGCTCGGCGCGGCGGTCAGCCTTGCCTATGAAAAGGGGCTCACCTGGTCCGATCGCTTCGTCCAGTTCGCGGTCGGTGTGTGCGTCTCCTATTTCGCGGGCGGCGTCATCGCGGCGATCTGGCCGTGGAAGCCGATCGATCCCTTCGTGCTGCAGGGCATCACCTTCACCCTCGGCATGATCGCCTTCAAGGCGACGCCCCGTTTCATCAGCAGCGCGAGCGATGTTGTCGCCGGCCTGCCCGGCGACATCCTCCGGCGCATCTTCCCACGAAAGGATGGCGAATGACGCGATATGTCTGGGATCAGTCGACGGGTGAATTGCGGCTCGATGGCAAGCCGGTCTCGCGCGGCTATGCCGGCAAGGCGCACGGGAAGAACAATCCCGCCCTGCAGGCGGCGGTGGGGATCGGCCCCATTCCGCGCGGGCTGTGGCGCCTGGTCGCGGTGCGCAACAGCCTCAACACCGGGCCGTTCACCATCGTGCTCGAGCCGGCGCCCGGGACGGACAGCCTCGGGCGCACTGAATTCCGCATCCATGGGGATAGTGTTGCCCGGCCGGGCACGGCCAGCCGCGGCTGCATCATCCTTCCCCGCGCCATGCGCGAGGCGATCTGGCGCAGCGGCGAGCGGCTGATCGAGGTGGTGGAATGAACAAGCTGCTGAACGGGGCGTGGAACCTGATCCGTCCCAACACGGAATGGCTGGTGCTGCTCGCCGTCGCCGGCGCTGCCGCCTTCCTCTATGTCCAGCTTGCCCGCGCCCGCGCCGATCGGGACGCGGCGATCCATAGGGCGGAGCTGGTCTGCGCCGGCGCCGGCGCGTCCTTCGCCGCGTCGGCCACGATCGAGCGCGACGCGAAGGGCCGGCCGGTCACGGTCGATCACCCTCAGGGCGCGCTCTGCCGGCGTCAGGTGGCCGATCTCGCCGGCTTCAGGGCCAGGACGATCGAGCAATCCGCCACCATCCTCGCCGATGCGCTGAAGGATCATGATGCGCGCCAGAATACCGACACCGCTGCGGCCAGGTCCGCGGCCGAGGCCGCCCGCTCGGCGGCATTACGCATGGAGGCGGCCGATGCCGAGGCTCAACGCAGGAATGAAGTCGATCATCAGTGGTTTGCTGCTGTCAACGGCGTTGCCGGGCTGCGCGCACCGGGCGCTGGAGGTGCCGGTCGATAGGCCGGTCCCTGTCGCGGTCCCGGTCAGCGATACCCCGCCCGCTGAACTCACCCGCTGCGCTGAGCGGCCGGCCGGCCTGCCGGAGGACAAGGATCTGCTCGCCCGGATTCCCGATGGCGTGCGCGCCGGCATCATCCGCATGGCGCGCGCTTTCGCGGGGAATGCGAGCCAGCTCGATCGCCTGGTGAACTGGAACGCGCCGGGCACCTGCCCGCCCCCCGCGCCATGAAGAAACCCGAAGGGCTGCGGCGCCTGCTGCTCGCCGCGGTCCCGGGCCTCGCGGCCGATCCCGCGCGCCTCGCCCTGTTCATCGACAAGGGCAAGCTCACCACGCGCGCCAATGGCACCCTGTCGTTCGAATATGGCTATACGCTCAATATCGTCGTCCAGGACTATGCCGGCGATATCGATGCGCTGATGGTCCCGCTGCTCGCCTGGGTCGCCGAAATGCAGCCTGATCTGCTTGAGCGCGACCCGCGCGAGCCCTTCACCTTCGAATCCGAGATCCTGGACGGCGACGCGGCCGACGTTTCGATTGAGCTGGAGCTGACGGAGCCGGTCCGCGTCCGGCGCCTGCCCGGGGGCGGCTACGAGGTCACCCATCTGCCCGAGCCGGACCGGGCCGATTCCTTTGACGGCGTTTGCGGCGTCAATCTGTGGCGGCTGCTGCTCCGCGAGGAAATGGCCCCACCCTCGGTCACGACCGTCCCCGCCTGATGGACGATCTCGCCGCGATCGAGGCCATTGCCGACGCGCTGATCCGCAAGCTGTCATCGGCTGAGCGTCGCACCTTGCTGCGGCGCATGGCGCGCGGCATCCGCGACAGCCAGGCGCGGCGCATCGCCAGCCAGCGCGCGCCTGACGGCGCGGCCTTTGCGCCGCGCAAGGCGAAGAAGCCGCCGGCGCCCGGCAACTATGCCGTGAAGTTCCTCTATCCCAAGGGGCCGAACCCGCGCCTCGTCCTGATGAAGAGCTGGGTTCACGAAGGTCCGCTGATCACCGGCTTCGACGTCGAGGCGGGCGGCATCCGCAGCTTCTTCTGGGACAAGGTCGACCGCTGGCTGCCGGTCCAGCGGGAGGAGCAGAACAAGGGGGCCGGCAAGTTCCGGCGCCAGGGCCGGATCCGGCAAAAGGCGATGTTCCGCAAGCTGCGCAACGGCAGGAACCTCAGGTCCGATGCAAGCGATTCCGAGGCATGGATCGGCTTCAGCGGCAGGGCGTCCGAAATCGCGAGCGTGCATCAGGATGGTCTGTCGGATCGACCCGCTGCCAGGGCGCGCCCGGTGCGCTACGCCCGGCGTGAGCTGCTCGGCCTGACACCGGCCGAACGCTCGGCCGCGCTGGATCTGCTGCTCGGGCATCTGATTTAGGGCGAAGTCGCGGGGTCTTGGGATCTTTGCGGAGTGGTCCTGGTATCATGGCCAACCCGTCTCCGCGGGTCGGGTTGCGACCAAAGCCAGTCATTCCTCTGCCAATGTTTTGATAACAGTTTACGCCAAGAGCGGTCATCTGCGAGTCCGTTCGACCGACATCGCCGAATGAGAAGGGCTGAGGCCGGAAACGCAGCGTTTTCACAAAGGTCGACCCAAGGCAGAGGGTTTTTGGAAAAGCGGACTGGAGATAGTTCTAAGATGCTGAAAGAGGAAGGTCTTCGGGCTTGACGGTGACAGGTGCTGGTTGACCCAAAACCCCTCGTTTTTGGGACGATCGGCCCGCCCCCACTAAGCGGTGCGGGCAACAAGAGAACAACTCCCGATGCGTTTGATGTAGGTCTGGCACGTGCGGGTGCGATTGATCTAAGGCTCTTTTTGTGTTCATAAGGCGGTCATCAAGAACGGCAGCGGATCATTGATTGGGGGGAGCAAGATGGAAACTACACAAAGCCGCCAAGTCACTGCGGTGGTTGGAATTTCTTTTCTATTTGTATGCACCTCCTGCACGTCCATCTCGTCGATAGACTCGCCTTACCAACAACATATAGCGAGTGTCGCCACCCATACGGCAGTGCGGTGGCGGCTGGCCGCCAGAGAGGCAGCCGATAAATCTTCAAGCCGTGGCGCCCTCGTCTTTATCGATCCGGCGACGCGGCAGTTTAAATATTCTCTCCCCGGAAATAGTCCGGTTGACGCTTGGTTGCGCTATGCGGCGACTAGTAAAGCCACCATAGTCGATGACTTGCCACTTCCATCTAGTTTAACTCCCACAGCTATTTTTGTGCTAAAATCATCGCAGGCTGGCACAACCCGTCTGGTTTACACAGCCGACTTAGATAATGTTGTGAAGGAGAGATACGACCTGTCTTCTGCTTTACTCCGCCTCGGCGCGGCCATACAGCAATTGCGAGACGTTACTATCCTTCTCAGTCTATCGGATCAAAAGCAAAACGCTGCCATCAAGAAAATATCCGACGACGTTGCCAAGCTAGGAGAAAACCTAGGCGATCTAGGTGAGCGGTTTCAACAGCTGTCGAGAAATGAACACGACGCCAATTCTACATTAGAAGGTCAGCTCAGAGATTTGTCATCTCAACTTGACGATCTTCAAAATCAGATTGCGAAGATCAAATGAAAGGCGGGCGATTCATTTTTGTTATTGCTTTCGCCAGCTCTAGCCATGTCGCTGCTCAGATAGCCGAGCCTGGGAAGATCATTAATCCAAAACCCGCTCCCATTGAAGCGTCGGCGGAATGGCAAAAGCTCGCAGAGCAATACAAAAGACAGATCGACACACTCCGAGCGCAGCGCGGCGATAAAAAGATCGAGGCGGCAAGGGTCCAAGACAAGTTAATGGATGTAGACCCGGTTGAGATTGATAAAAAGGCACTTAAGCAAACAGAGGAAGCGGCAAAGGAGACCGCTCATGGTGTCGGTGACGCTGCCGTCGATTATTTCAAGGAATTCGGTGAACTCTCCGGGATTGTGTCGACAGCTAAGGGAATTATGACGGACGTTGTTCCCAGCTTTAAGGATGAGATAGACGCTTCACTGAGAGTCGGAAGCGGTTATAAGGAGCAAGACCGCCTGCAGCAAAATCTAAACGACTTAAATGATAGTGTAAAAGAATTTGATAAGAGCATTGATTTAGCGCAACGGAACTTGGACTTGTCCAAAAAGGTTGCCGATATCTATCGGCAGGAAGAAGTCACGTCTCGTCAAGAGAAACAGCAGATTGTGTTCAAGCTTGTAAACAAAGCAAAAGCGGCCAATCAGACCGCTGCGACGAACATTCAGCACTA